AGATTCATACAAGTCATTCAAAACTTGATGTGATTCTTCTTCATTCTGTATAAAAATAACATATGCAGGAAAGGATGGTTTTTGCCATCCAAACTCCATCATAACTTTCACTTTACCATCTATTAGAATCTGTTTAATAGATGAAATTAGATCTTGACGATGAGTAGTTAAAGCTAAATCTACAAAATAAGGGTTACTTTTAACCCATTCTAAAGAATCTTCTAATATCTTTGCAATTAAATATTCATGTGTTATTAAACTCATCTATTACCCCCTATAGTGGAACTATAAAAATATTCAGATAGAGCAACAGGTGCTCTAAATAATTCTTTCTTTTGCACTTCAGTTGTTTGCTGTATTTCATTCATTAATTCTCTATATTCTCTTTCTATAGAAAATTTATCTTCTTCACTTAAATCAGATTCATTAATAAATTCGTGTAAATCTCCCCGCCTCTGAATATTTCCTCCTATAGCACTAATTACTTCGTGTTTGGTATGGATGCTATTCATAATTGAAGAAAATTCAGGTTCTCTCTTCATGTCTTGTATTATTTTTTCTACTTCTTCATATCCTATTTTAGCAATAAAGTCTAAAGCATTTACTGCTGGAAAATCAGGTATAATAAATTTAGTCCCTGCCGTCTTTTCGCTTAAACGTCTAAACCATACCAAACCACCTCTAATTTCTTGTAAACGTCCTCCTACTTTTTTTATAGTAGATTCACGCATAATTCTGCTTCCCTCTTCAAGGCTCACTCTTTTCATTGTTGCAACATTCAGTTTCTTACTTATCTGCCTTCGTATTTTTTCTGCATCAGGTAAATCTTCAAAAAACATTGTTTTCCCTTCACGTCTAAGAGGTTTGGATTTTCCAGAATTTGTAGAAGGAAAAAGAGTAATGTCAACATATTCAGTAGTTGCTTTTTCTCTAAGTTCAAGATTTTCTCTTACAACTTTTAATCTCTGTTTTAACATTCTTACAACTTTTCTAGCCTGTTGTTGTGTCCTTTTTTGCGGACTACTTGTAACCATTTGTCCGAATTGAACCTCAAAGGGTATATTTACATATCTTCCCCCTTTTTTAGAATAATGGAATAATTTAATAGTATTCCATAATGGATATTTTCTTTTTCCAAACTCAATTTTACGAGCTAATCCTTTACTTAATCCTACATTAATAATATTTCTATTATCAACTGCAACCAGCAAAGCATCATTATATACTCTTGCCATTCTCTCACTTTTAGTTGCACGTTTTACATAATCATATACTATGTGCCCAGATAATCTGTGAGCAAATTGTTCCATTCTACGTTTAATAAAATTATTCATTCTGTTCTTTAGTTGTGGTTCAATTGTATCTGGTAGTAAAGGTGGTAAAATATAAACCTTAGATTCAATCCTTACAGGTGCGACTGGAAATACAGTAGATTCAACAGCTCGGGGCTCTATAATACTGCGTGCATCTTGTAATTTACCTTTGCATTTAGGACAAACACTTAAAGTTTCATAAAGTTGTGATTCTCTTATACCTCTACCTTTTAAGATAGGAATGTGAGATAATAAATTAAATGTAGTATAATAAGTGCGACAATGAGAGCAATAATATCCAGTGTTTTTAGTTGTAGATAAGTTTTGTAGTAAAGCTTCAATTAGAGTAATATAGTCATCTACTATCTTAATTGCTTGATTTAAAGATAATAAATATTTATATACTGCCTCAACAGCATTACTACTAAATCCTTTCTGATGTTTAGAATGAGATCTAATTTCTTGATCAGCAAGACTACGGGCTGCTCTATATTGAGAATCACAATTAATAACAACCGGTTCAATATTATTCTTAATTTGATATTCTAAATCTCGGTATTTTTGTGCATCATCAATAGCTGAGGAAGAATGAGAAACTTGATGTAATTTTTGATATACTTTTTGTATATCCTCATTTAATCTTTTTTGCTTCGTTTTCAATTCATTAGTAGAAGGAATATATCCAGATTGTTTAAAACGAGTTAAAAAATATCTTATAGTGTACTCGTCCATTCTTCCTTTTCCTGTAAAATGGCATCTTCTCTTCTAATTAAATACTGATTAGGTAAAGCTATAGGGTTACCCCAACTATCTTTCCACCCTCTTGCTTCATGCACCGCTGAAACAACCAAATAGCTAAGAGGAGACAAATAACGAGCAGAAATCCAAGTATCATCGGCAATTTGGAGAGAAGTTAAATCTACAATATTATTATTTATTTCTATTTCATCTAAATCAATTTGTTCTAATTCATTATCAGAGTTAAAGTATAATAAATGTTCTATTTGTTTAGGTATAAAATTTAATTTAATTTTGTTATCGTTTACCTGTGTAGTTTCAGAATAAATTGTAAATAAATCTTCTAATTTAATCCTATCTCTTACTCCCAGCCTAGTATTACCTGTTGTACTAATAAATGCAGAACCTAAAATCCATAATCCGCTATCGTGCATCGTAGGGTTCCATTCTAATCTAGTGAACAAGACAGGAATGGAAGATTGATTAATATGGGTGAAGCCTCTACCATAACAATATTTACAGGTTGGATTAGGAACTCCTTCTCTATTTATACAAGGACATAAGACTGCTTTTTCCCAAACAACCTCTATTCCTCGTTCAATAACTAACTGATTAGTTAATTCTTCACGTGAAATAGTTGATTGATAAGGAACTACAACTTGTCCAGGATATATTATAGATTTAGGCACTTATCCAACCTCAAAGTCTAATCCTCGATAGTAAGAATATAATCTATCATAAAATAGTTTTATATCTTCTCTATACTGTTTTATTTTTGGGTGATCTATTAATCTGGTAGCTGATTGAGAAACTCCATCAACAGAAACAGATTGTGAACCAATTCCTGTACCTACTACTAAATCCATAAAACCTTCAGCTAATCCTATACAGGCTTCTTTAGCCACTACATCAATTATATCTCGGGGGCATTGCCCAGGAGGGTATCCGGCAATATATTCAACATGCCACATTTTGGGTGCATAGTCCCAACGGCGAAACAGTAATGGAATCCAGTTTCCTGCTCCTGTAACCAGCATGCTCCCGATTGTTCCTGAAGTAGGAAATATTTGTATAGTAGCTTTTTCATTTCTCACTATCAACCATTCTTTAGGCATTTCAAAACAATAAGCTGGACCAAATTGTAAATTTAATTTCTTTACTTCTTTAATAGGTCTATGATAAAGATTAATAAATCCCCAATTTCTATAATCGGATATATAGTAATCATGATCTTCAGCAAATTCTTGCTCTTCTAAAGTAATGTCCAATGTTTTAGAAACTCTATCTTCAGCTGCTTCTATATGCATCTGAATAGTTTCATCAGGTAGAGGTACATCACCCTCAGGAGTACTAATTCTAATATCTATTCCAAATAAATATTTATCTTTTAAATCTTGAGGAGTGATTATCATTAACTCAGCTCCTAAGTATGAGAAAATCCTAATATAGTAATAGTTACGCTACCAGTTGCAGTAAAAGAGAGAGTAAATCCCTCTCCTTTTTTAATTGGAATAAACATACGAGGACTAATATTTGCTAATGTATCAATATTTGCTATTAAATAATCAGTAGAAGATTTAGAAAGTTTTAATGTTCCAGTCCCGGTAATAAAAATATCGGAAATAATAAAGTCATAAGGAAGACTATCAAAATTAAAACTTTGATTACCTGTTCCAGAAATAACAATAGAAATAGGGCGAAGGGGAGCAACTAATAGATCACTTACTGATAATCTAAAAGAAGGAAATTCATTTATACTCAATTATTTCACTCCCCTTTATTCTTTTTATTTTTCTTATATGCTTGTCTTCTTTTTGTTTCTCTTTCTTCAAGCTCTGATAGTTCGGGTTCTTCATTTATATTTTCTTCAATTACAGGATTTTCAATTTTAGGTTCTTCTATTTTAGGTTCTTCAATAATCGAAAATCCAGCAATCTTAACTAAACTCTGAGCTAATTTTTCATCAGGAATATGACATACACCTTCAGAATTAAAGTTGACAACAAGAGAGCCTATAACTACTCTTTTATCAGCAAACTCTTTATTTTGTACTAAAGGCATTAATCTACCTCCTCAATCTGCAAGGGGGGCTTGAATATTATCAAGCCCCATATAAGCAGCTTGAATTATTATTTAGATACCCCTATATTCTTAACTATACACCACTTGCGAGGAGTATAAAGAATAAGAGTACCATAAAGTAAAAGCATCCATCGAATAGAAGGTTCAATTACAGCTAAATCCATTTTAATTAGAGGACTTAGTTGTTTAAATTGAAGAGTATCAGGAGTTAACTGCCCCATAAAGGCAATATATTTACCTGGCATAATATCATTGATATCATTCCAAGTAGTTGTTCCACTACCAGCTTGGCTTGTTGCAGGAACAGCTGCTATCCAGTAATAATTATTTCCTCCATCATCACTACGATAAATGTTAAAGTAATCAGGAGGTATTGCTACTGAGCTATCATTAGTGATAGTTAAAGGAATATGTTTGGTTAAATCTGTGCTACTAATAACAACCGTTTCTTCTGAAGTTGGAGCACTTTCACCATATCTATTACAAGCAGTAACTTTATATTTTACAGTTCCACCGCTCGGAAAGCTCTTAGCCCAATCACCATCAGCTCCTATCATTGATCCAGCAGCTACGGAAGCAGGAGTAGTAGGAGCTTGAGAATGAGTTGCGCCGGTAGGAACTTTCTTTAATGGCATTCTAATCATACCTTCAGAATTGCCTAAGAAGAAAGTAGGATCAAGATTTATTATACCAGCCTGAGTTACCATTTTGCTTAACATAACTCCGCCCTGGTATCCACCAGATTCAGTAGGAAGAACAACTCTTTCTTTAGGTAAGAATTGTTTATTTATATCAGCATATACTTGGAAAGGAAGATATAAATCAGTAGGAAAACCATAATTATCCAGAATAAGTTGAGCAATATCATTTATAACATATTCTGACATTGGTTTTCCTTTTAAATCATAAGAAGTTTGAGCCAGATTATATAATCCATCAAATTCTACGAATTCAGTTCCACCAGCTCCTAATTTAGAATTACCAAAGAATAATGCCCATTCTAAATTACGAGCAATCCACATAGCTCCAGCCATATTTTGAGCAGCTATAGCATCAGTAATGTAGGTATTAACTAAAGTCATAGGATGAGTTACTTTCCTAAGAGTACCTATATATTTAACTAATGCATATGCACGCTCTAAATTAACATCTCCTTCTTGTGGAGCAACTCCTTCAGGTAAAAATGTAGCTTCATTACCATAGCCAGTAAGTTTGATATATTGTTCTATAGTATTGGTAGCTGTATCTTTAGGAATGTCTTTCCAGAAACGGAGATGTTGGTCTGTAAAAGTAGCTACATGGAGAATCCTATCTACACTTTCTACACGCAGAGCACCTCCCCCAACCATTTGGTCAGGGACAACTTCATACCCTGCTTCTAGAGCTTTATTCAATTCAGCCAGCTCTTGAGCTGACTGCATTCCAAAGCCATCAAATTCATCGTGTACAACCATGAGATTTAATAACCTCCTTATAAATTTCTACTTATATAATTGATTAGGCAATACCTAATAAGTGTTTAGTGCCTTTATTTAATACATCTAGACTCTTTTTAACTTCAAATTTAGCAACTTCAGTAGGAGGAATTCTTCCTTGCATTGCCAATTCAACTAGTTTATCACCAATAACATTAATATCAACTTCTCCTTCACTCTTTTCAAATCTCTCTTTTACTTCTACATCAGAAGTAATAGATTTACGAGTATTAGGAGTTTCTTCTAATTTCTTCACTCTCTCTTCTAAGCTCTCTAAGCTCTTTTTCAGCTTAGAACCGTCTTCTACTATTTCCTTTAGTGATTTTGCTAAACCTTCAAAATTAGCTTTGTTTTCCTCATTTACAGCAGAAATAGACTTATCCAGATCTTCTAGTACTTTAGCTACTCCGCCAAAATAAGTATCAAACATGCCTTTTAAAGATTTAGAGACATCGACTTCGATGATTTCAACCTCCTCAGTTAGGGATTTTTCAGAAGGACATTCCTTTTTTTCTTTTTCTTCATCTTCTTCTTCTTTATCTTTAATTGCTTTTTCTTCAATTTCAACTTCTTCAGCTATATTTTCTCCTTCTGATTTAGAAAGTATAGCTTTTAATTCATCTATACTCTTAGTAGTCATAACTAAATTACACCTCCAAATTCAGAAAAGTGGATTTTCTGATATTTCATATTCTTTAACTAACTTATTGAATTTTGAGTCTGTAAGAAGCATATATAAAGTTGCTTCTTCTAAACTCAGTTCCAATTTACTACACAGTTCCTTTAATATAGAATCCCGATTATTGATTACATAAGTAATAGCATGAAGAGCTCCATCCATACTCTCAACTCTTAGAGCTCCACCACCAGTCATTTTACTTGGATCTACTTCATAACCAGCCTCCATTGCTTTATTAGTTTGTTTAAAAGATTTAATTAGAGCATGTAATGTTGCATTTGGATTTACAGGACGGGGAGTAACAGCTACCTCAGTAATCATTGCTTTCTTAATTACATTATCTTCTCTTTCTAATATTTTCCCTTCAATAGAAAAAGAAAGGGAACGAGGTGCCTTACTTTCATTTATACTTTTAATTAAACCCCATACTTCATCTGCATAAGGTCTATTTTTAAATAGCTCCCCTTCTACATAAAATCCATTATCACTTACTACACATTTTTCCTTATAAGGAAATCCTAAAATAGCATAAGGACTATGTTCATGATCCCAATTAAAATAACCATGCTCTACAAAATAAGATATGTCCAAATTATTGGACAGTATTATTTCATTTTCTACATCAGTATCAGGAGTAGAAGCATAACCATAAATAATGCGTTTATCTTCTGTGCTTTCTTCTAAGGATTTTTTAATATCCAATTCCATTTCAAAATGAACATCTTGGTTAATTTCTGTATCCCTCCTTTCAATAGATTTTTCTATGCTTTTAGTTTTATGATTGTAATAATCTTCTATTGCTTTTATTGCTAATACATCTAGTGGATTTTTCATTTTAAGTACCTTAATAGAGAAGA